ATACATTTCTAGCAAAATTTTTCAACAAATCAAAGACCATGAGGTAACCAAAGAAATTCTTAGTTTCTTTGATTCCTTCATGCATTTTGCAAAAATCATCCGCGATTACGTGGATGTAACGAATATCATCTTGCTCTTCGATCTAATAAAAGACTTTAAAGCCGACCTGTTACATACAGCAATGTCACTTCTCAGAATTGGACATTTAACATCTGTCCTCATTCAAAGTGAAAAACAATCCATAAAAGATTTCGAACGCCTTATGGGTATATTGCTTTTGAAACTAAATGACCATGAGACCCTCGATGGACAAAAAGCCGATCTCCTTTACAAAGAGCATTTCGGAAGTATGACAACGATACTCCGAAAGGCTCTTCTTGAAACTGAATCCGTTAAAAAGATTCCAATTGGAAAAGATGGAAAACATAGATATATGTTTAATGCTAAAATCTATGATTTCATTAAAGCCGATCTTCTATCAACTTATGGAATTTTTTCTACAATAGATCCTTTTGCCAAGACCAAAAGTGGATTGTTTGCCCGATCTGATGAAACTTTCATAAATCGAATTACGAATAATACAAAGCAAATTGATTCAGATTCTGAATCTGGAGTTTTCGGAATATTTTCAAACATATTCTCCAAATTCCCCACCTCAATGTCAAAAGGAATTCCCCTTTTGGCTCAACTTTGTAAAACCGTTTTACCGATTTTATCTGCCACCAAACTTTCATTCGATCTAGCAAAACATCTCAATTCTGCAATTGAAAAAGTTGTAGAATGGTGGACTGGAAGAATTAAACATCCACGAGACTGGCTTGCTGCCCGTCTTAATACACCTGGAAACCCAATCAATGATCTTCAAATAGCATACATGTTAGTGCGTTCTAAACAACAAGCACCGACGTTGTATCCTGAAATGACTATAGAAGAACTTCGAAAGAAATACTACGAAGTACTCTTGCTCGCCGAAAAATATGCCACTGAACAAAAACAATATTCGATGGAATTTTCACGTTATATAAAATCTCATTCAGAAGGGCTTAACCACCCTGCTGAACCAACTGATAGACCTTTCGAACCCACAGTACTCTGTTTATCCGGAGTGCCTGGAGGAGGAAAGTCTACCATCTGGCCTATTATTGTCGCCAAAGCGTTAGGTTTGGATAAAGAACCTGACTACTTAGCTGCCGTAAAGGAAACTACATACACGTGGTCTACTCGTTCTGAGTATACCACCGGTATGTCTGGAAAACGTGTAATTCTATTCGATGATCTCGGACAAGATAAAACTAAATGCGATGAAGCTCTAAACATCATTGCTCTCGTTACTGCCGCTGCATATAGCATCAACTCCGCTAACATCACTGGAGTTGAAATCAAAGGAATGTTTGCCGTTCCCGAGATAATTGTTATGTGTACTAACGACACAGAGAGTTATGGAGCCGGGCTTCTTTATAGTAAAGAAGCAATTCGTCGCCGTATTGACCTAGGATTAGAATTAGAAAAAATGGTAAACCTCGATGATCTCGAAGAACAGATTTATTTAGTAAAACATACTAACCAGTATGAAGTTAAGTCTGGAGCATATTCACTACGTCAAGTATCTGAAATGTTCACACTCATCGATGCCGCCAAGAAATCATCTTTTAAAACACTCAAAGTCAAAGTCAACACCGCAACCTCGAACATCTTTAAATTTGACAAACCTGTTAATTTTGACCCACGACCCGCAACAGGTGACGGTACAAAAGCCGCCACTTCTTTTCCCGCCATTCTTGGTGATATCAAGAGTGACTACGAAAAATTCCGAACTTTAACCGGAAGTCAAAAAGAAAGAATCGCCGCCTTAACCGAACAAAAAACTAAAATTGTAACTTCAAAACTAAATTTTAGTTTTAACGACGCCTACGAACATCTAATGAACATATTCCGCCTTTCATTCTCAACCGCAATCACATGGGCAACTCCTGTCTGTGTTATTGTAGCTTGGGCAGAATTTGCAAAAGATCTAACTGCAGCCGATTTAGCTATGTCAAGCGCCACTAAGATACTTAAATCAGCCATAAAAGCTGCTTTAATTACTGTTGGTGCATGTGGACTACTGTATATAATCACCCAGTTTTTCTCTCACGAGGAATCTGGTACCACTAAAACAGCTAAAGCTGCACAAAAAGCACTGAACAACGTGCCTTCTGCCCCGCAATCAAGTGATATTTTTATTAATATCCTTAAAAAAGCAACCGG